AACCGCCGACACGAGGATTTTCAGATCTACAACGCATTTATCCCGGTTTGTCACCATTTGTCACATACGTTGCTTTTCATAGGAGAAATCGAGTTTTATTCGTAACAAGCCGTATCGAAGAATATCATAAAAAAGTCGAACACCTGTAGAAAGACCCCTGTAGAAAACCCTGTAGGGTGAAAAGGAATGATTACGATGGAAATCGAGACAGGGTAAACAAACGCATTGCGCAGAAGGTGTATTTGATTTTGTAGAAATAAAAATGACTCCCTGGAAGCATCTCACGGAGAACCCTCCTTTCCTTGTCCGATTGATGGCACGGCGCAGCGTGGGGGGCAAGCATGTCGTCAGCATGAGCCTGGCTGAAATCGCTATCGCCTCCGGGCTCCCACTGGCCCGTGTCTCCGAAATCTCGGCCTCAGACTCCTGGGACCAGGTCACGGTGGGGGAGGCCGCAAGGTTCTGCGCAGCCTGTCAATTCGACCCGCTCAACACCCTCGATCGAAACCGCAAAGCAGCATACTTCCGCCAATGTCAGAAACAACCTCACCAGACTCGCTTTCAGTTCCTTCGGAAGAGCCCGGCCTGGAAGACGGAACTTCTTCCGCTTATCAGCCGCCTCCGCTCCCTGCGCACCTCCTCCCGTCTGCAACAGGCGGAATCGGCTCAGGTGTCCTTGACCTGAGCAAAGAAGAACTGGCTAAATCATGCGACTCAGATCCTCACTACAGAAGCCTGCGAAGGACATGGGAGAAGCGCAAGGAGACCCCCGTGCCGACCCCGCAGCAAAAGAAAGCCCTGTGGCAAGCAGTCCTGAAAGCGTATTGGGCGTGGGCCTGCGCAGACGCAGCGGAAGCGGCGAGGGATCTGGAAATCCAGAAGAGCGAGCTGAAGATGAAGGAGAGAGCTTTGGAAATCCTGAAAGCGCGGAGGCTGGCGAAGATTCACCGTCTGAGGGGGAGGATGGGGACGAGGTTCGCAACCGGAATCGACTGAGAAAGGTAGATATCCTGAATGCGCTGCGCGTGTGCGAAGGCGACATCACAGCCGCGGCGGAAGTCCTCGATATTTCGGTGGATGTTCTGCGAAAGCGCATGGCAAAGGACCCCAGGATACTGGCCGTGTACTCCAAAGGCTCGACTATCGAGCCCCCCACAACCGTCGATGTGATGGCTAGGAAGCCGCTTCCCGAGGTGGTAGGGAAGGCTGAAGGCGAAGCGATGATCGCCATGAACTCGGTGCTGACGAATGGAGCTCTTGAGAAAGTAATCAAGCCCGAGACGATCGCTCTTCTCAACCAAGCTCCGTCAGTGTTCGGAAATGATGCCGGCAGGTATCTGACAGCTACTCTCGACCTTCATCACCAGATGATGGTGATCTCGAATGTGCAGGTTTTCGAGCGTGCGCAAGAGATCCTGACAAATCTGCGCAACGGCACGTATGGGATTGAGGAGGCACCTGAATGGCAGAAGACGTACAACCAGCTCGTTGAGCTTCTGCAGAAGGGCTATGACCGGGCATGGCAGGGAACGCTTAGCGCCGCCAAGCTTCTGAAGCAGTCGAAGGAGTCTGATCCTGATAGGAAAGCCAAGCCTGGCTTCAGCCCCCTTAAGCGATGAGGAAGAAACTCCCAATAGATGCTACAGGCTTCGATGCGCTCGCCGGGCTGATTGAGCCTCCACCTCCACCGAAGAAAAAGCAGCACGACAAGGACTGGACTCCGAAGCTGAACAAGGGGGGGCAGATGAAGGCTTGGGAATCTACTGCCAGATTCCTTCTACTTCATGGGGAAAAGGGTTCTGGAAAGACGATTATCGGCGTCCACAAGCTCGTTCGTATCGCATACGAGAACGAGAATGCCTTGTGTGTCATCCTTGTCCGTGAGCGGTCGATGGCGACGAAGGGGGGAGCATGGGACAAGCTGATCAATTTCGTGATGCCAGAGTGGAAGGTTGGCTTAAACATCGAGTATTCGGAAGTGAAGTTCGATACTCAGCATCACGAGTTCATTTGGATAGAGAACTCTTTCGGTGGGTGGTCTCAGATTCTCCTTCTATCTGAGCCGCACGCGAACCAGTTGCGTGATACATTCCGCGGAATAGAGCCAACGGCAGTGCTTGTAGATGAACTCACCGCTTGCGGGCGCAACGGAGCCGACGATGCCGCACCAGAGTTCCTGCGTGCAGTTGGTGCGCAGATCGGTCGGCGTCCGGGTCAGCACTTCTTTCAATACATTGGTGCCTGCAATCCAGAGGGGCCGAGTCATTGGGTGTATAAGACTTGGTTCGTCGATGCCTATGACGAGGAGACGGATACTTGGGACGCGGACTATGAAGCAATCCATATTCCGATCCAAGATAACGTCGCCAACCTCCCTACTGGCTATCTGGATTCCCTTTACAAGCTCTACAAGTCGGACCCGATAGAAGCTGATCGCATGCTCCGCGGTATTTGGGTAGATCGCCCGTCAGGAGCGTCGATCTTCATTGATGTCTGGAAGCCTGTGCTCCACATCAAGCCAGCCCCTCAATCCAAGCAACGGATCATTCCCAATCCTCGATACCCGACGATCATCGGACTGGATCCAGGTGCAGTGTACAATGCGTTTATTTTCATGCAGTACATGCCACTTCCTATCGGGATGACATGGAGTATCTACGACGAGATCGTGGTGTTGAAGCGACGAATTCCGTATTCGCGCCTGTTCCCTGTTGTCCTGCGTAGGCTCGCATGGTGGAGGGATATGGTGGCCATTACCGAAAACGGGGCTCGAATAACCACGACTCCGGTATGGATCTCTGACGCCAGTGCCTTCAACCAATTCCGTCCTGGATCACAGGCTGGCGCAGCATTTGACTCATTGGAGCTCGAACGCATTTCGAAGGAGAAGCAGTATGCCGGCCTTGGGTTGCCAACGGTCAGGATAAGGAAAGCTCCGAAGTTTTCTGGGTCGGTCCCTACACGGGTTCGGTTGGTGATGGATTTGCTTAGTTCTGACCGGCTCCTCGTCTCGGCTGCCTGCTCGAAGGTCATTGATATGTTCAACTTCTTGGAGTCAACGCCACAGGACCCGAAGAAACCGTTCGATCCAGATGCAGCCATGACGCCAGTAAGGTCGGATCATATCCATGTGTTTGACTCAATGAGTTACCCGATCATCACCGGGGCCATCCAGCCTCAGTTGTTGGCACCTACAATGCAAAGTGGCTCTGAATTTGGTTGAAAAAGTAACACAATAAATTAGGCAACAAATTGCCATGTCCCAAAAACTCACTGTTGATCTGGAAAAGAACCCCGAGGTTGCAGACCTCCTAACGGATATGGAGGTGGGTGAAGCCATCTTCATTCGTGGAACAATCGCCAACATGGATGACAAGACCCTCGAGGTGCGCTTGCAGGAAGTGAGCGACACTGCCGATGGCGTCAAGGAAGACGAGGAGGCCGAAGACGAAGACGATGAGGTTACTGAAGACGAAGAAGATACTGAGGAATAAGGGTAGCCCCTTTGAAACCCCAGCATCAACGCTGATTGATCTGCACTATGCGCAACTCCGAATCGTGCAGCGTTGGGACTGGGAGCGGTTCGAACGGCTCTGCACTTTTCTTCGGCTTACCCCAGGTGAATTGGCAAGCCTGGTGTGCCTTCGTCATTCTCACATTCCGGGCATTCGTGACAATAATGTGTTTCCGGAATCTGTGGCCCTGCTTCTTACCCTCATCGAAGCCGACGTTCTGAAGGACTATGCGCCTCATGAGACAATACAAAAACCGTTTCCTTCTCTAAATCATGGTCTTCACGGCACAACTCAAGAAGCACAAGCTACTCCCAGATGATCTGGCACGCATATTCAAGCGTCCATCGGTAAAGAAGACGTCTGAAGGCACGCCGACAGAGGAGAGCGAACAGGAGAAGAAGTACACCAAGATCAGGGAGAAGTTTGAGAAACGGATCCAATCCAGGCTGAGCGAGGGTCTGCGCCGGTGCGTGGCCCGTGGCCGTCGTGTCCAGGCTGTCGATCTCGCTTGGGACGAGCCGGTGAAGGCCGAGCACGTTCCTCTTCAGTTGTGGGCTGCCGGTAAGCTGGATCTCACCGATACAGTTGATCAGCTCAAAAAGCACAAGATTTACGATCAATTCTGTTCGAAGAACGCGAAAGGGGAGGAGACATTCAGCCTTCCGGCTTTTAGCAACGTTTCCCTTAACCTGATTCGGGCTTACATCACTCGGCGTCTGGCCGCGCAGTCCGCTCGTTTTAGTAACCTCTGGCCTTACATGAAGTACGAGCCGAGAGGAACGGATGAGGTCGCACGATTCCGTGGTGATGCTTGCTCGCAGAGAATTGAGGAGATGAGTGACGCCTTTGGGTATCGTCATTTTTGGCCGCAAACTTGGCGTCACACTTTCATGTATGCCGATTCCCTGGCCTTCGTGCGTCAGGCATGGACCGTTGAAAAAGCATGGCGTCCGAAGGCTCTCAATGTGCCTTCAGGGGAGTTGGAGGAGGAGAGCTATGTTGTGCGTGAGGGCGTTGATTGGGTCGCATCTCACCCCTCTCGCCGATTCTGGGATACTTCTGCCCCCCTTGCGGCCATCAATACCGACAATGGCCCGTCATACCTCGGGTACTGGGACATTGTTCGCTACGGCACGTTGAAAGATTCTGGTTTCTACAATCTGGATTCTGTCAGTTGCACATCCACTTTCACGCAGCTTGTCACGGACAATGCCATGTTCTTCAATTACTACTTTGACCCTGAAGTATTGAAGTGGCCTTCAATGCGGTGGGCCGATCCAACCGCAGCCAATGACCGGAGGTGGGAGATCGGTCTGTACTCGTCAGAGGATGACGACAAGGGAGTGCTTGTTTCGCAGTATTTCGAGAAGTTCAATCCAGCAGCAGAGGGAATCGGTACGCTGGATATGAACGTCTGGGGGCGATTCACTGCAAGCTGTGATGGCACCATCATGGGAGCCGAAATCGTCCCGTCCACTCCGGCTGTGTATTGCGGTTACAACTGCAACGATGATCGCGAGGAGAATGCTAGCCTCGCTCAAGAGATCATGCCTTTCCAATCCGAGGTGAATAACCTCCTTCGCAACTTGGAAACCGCCTTGGAAAACGCAGCGCTTCAGATCTGGGCCATCGACAAGGATGCTTTTGACGATGCGACAAAAGAGTACATCCGTACCTCGCTGGAAAACCACACCATCTTTCGGAAGCCCCAGCCATTCTTTTTCTCTGGCGCTCAGTATCGAGACCTTGCGATCCAGAACCCGGTGCAGGCCGTTCAGATCATCCAGGCGAACTTGCAGCAACAGGTTGGTACAATAATCTCTGGCATCTCAGAATTCCTTTCCTTGTGTGATCGTGTCGTCATTCTTTCGCAGAATGAGGTAGGGCAGGTGAGCCAGCGCACGATTTCCGCGCGTGAAACGCAGGAGATTTCCAACACAACCAACTCTATTCAGTCGTTTGTCAGTGATTCCATTGATGAACAGAGGGCCGCGGTGAAGAGAATCTGTTACGAGTCGCTTGTAGCCTGCTCAACGAGTCCCGTGCAGGTTGCGGTCACATCCCGTTATCGTGCTGAGACCATTCGGAAGGCTGGCTTCGAGCTGACGGCGGTCGAGATTGACGAAAGCAAGCCGGTCCCACTGGAAACAACCTGCGTGGGTGACGTTCGGGCGTTGATTTACGACTACCTTTTTAGCTCCCGCGACGGAGCGGAGCGAGCAATCAACATCGAGGGAGCAAAAGCACTTGGTGCGCTGCTCGGTCAGATGAGTCAGAGCGAAATTCTCATGAAGCGGCTCGGAAATAAGCGTCTGTTCATCATCATGGATGAAATGGTCCGTCTTTCCGGTGCGGCTATCGACCTGAAGCTAGCTGATGGAGAGGACGATATGGGTGGGACCGATCACCCTGAAGCATTTTCGGCTCCAACGCAGCCAGGTGGAGACTCATCTGAGATCGAAACCCGTGTAGCACAACTCGAGGTAGTGCTGACCAAGCTTCTTCAACAGCTTGGTGCCGCCCCTGCGCAACAACCGATGTAACATTTTATGCCGCCCGTTGAAAAACCCACCAATGAAACAGTAGATCCTTTGGATGTGCTGTTTGAAACCGTAGCCAGTGAAATAGATACACCGAAGGAGTCCTCCTATGGTGCATCTCTGCATGATATTATGCAGGAAGCGCAGGGAGAAGAGAAGCTGTCCGCCATCCAAGGAGAAAAGCCTGTTTCTGAACCCAAGGTCGAACCCAAGGACGAAGGCGATAAACCCAAGGACGAAGGCGATAAACCCAAGGCTGATGAAAAACTAGCCGAACAAGACAAGCCTTTGAAGGCGAGGAAGGCGAAGAACATTGTTCCGTCGCCCCCGGCTCCCGTCGAGGCGCAGCAGCCTGCCAATGAACCTGCAAAAGTCGCTGCTGACGACGATGAATCCGGCTTTCTCCCTGAAGAGCAGGAGCAGCTGAAGCTTGCCCGTGACGCCGAGCGGCTGCTTCCCGACCGCTACAAAGGGTACGGAGAGAGGATGAAGAAATACCTCAAGGACCACGCTTCCTTTCTTGCGGAAGCTAGCCAGAAAGATCCTGGGGCCGTTTTCGATGAGGACAACGCCGAATACCAGGCATGGCTCAAGAAGAATGCAGTTCACTTCACTCCCTCGGAGCGTGAAGCCCTGATTACCGCTCGCATTCGGGAGGAGGTGCGACGGGAGAACGATGATAAATTTGCTGAGTTGCAGGATGATTTGTTTCGTCGCGATGAGGAGCCGAAGATTGCGTCAAGGGGGCGTTCATTTTTCGACGAGCTTACCAAAACCCAGATCCCGTCAGAGATTCGGAAGGCAATGGAGACGAAGGGCGACTCTGCCAAGGCAGAGTATGCACTGGAATTTAATATCGCTGATCGAGTCTTCCAGACAGCGGCATCCGACATTGAGGAGTTGGTTCGAATCTCAACGATCAATCCAAGAACTGGCCGCGCACTAAAGCAGGTCGATCCGAATAATGAGCAGCACGTTCGTCTTGACCGACTTGTGAAAGTGGTCTGTGAAGACTTCGAACGCGATGGTGGGGCCGCCAGGATGAAGGATGGTAAACGCTTCGTCACACGGGCTCAGTTCTTCCGCTACTCGCCAGAGCAACGCAACCAGGTCTGGACCTTCGAGATTCCAGATATTATCGAACGAGCGAAGACCTATGCCGGCAAGGCTGTCGCTATGGCAATCAAGGCAAGGCATGACGAGCTTACCGCCCTTGGGTTCCGTCGTACTCCTGCGGCTGCTCCGTCTGCTCCGACTGAACACCAATCGGCTCCTGCAATGCCTCGCCCCTCTGCGGTCCCTCCCAATGCAGCAGTCGCACCGGCCACGATAGACGAGGACATGATCGGGCAGTCGCTCTTCGGAGAGTAATCCCGGCAACCGAAATTCCCCCGCCCAACAACACGAAACCCCGCATCTTAACGGTGCGGGGTTTTTTGTTTTCTGAAATCAGTGCGTGTAAGTGGCAGTCAGAAGCGAAGTTTGACGGTAGGTGAGTTCGTCCTGCTCCGTGTGCGTTCTAAATGTTACACAAGAAACGCGGGTAACATGCTCGCAAAACAACTAGGAGAAAAACCAAAATGCCTCTTGCACCTGCCTATGCTCCCCGTATCGCGAAGGTTCTTCCTACGCACGGATGCACTCTGACGGCGCTCCATATTGCCGGGCTGACGCCCAACGAGATGGAGGCGCTTGCTACCAAGGAAATTGACCTGTTCCGCCACGTCCTCGCGCGCGCTGAGGCCAAGGTTCTCGGCGTCCAGGAGTCCGGACTCGCCATGCTGCTCCGCAGCACCATCAAGGACATCAAGCCCAAGCTTGGTTCTACGAAGATTGACGAGCAGAGCATCGTCCTGCCGTACTTCATGCGCACTCAGCGCAGTTACATCAACGCCAACTACTTCACGATTGAAGGCGGCGCTGCAACGCCAGGGGCTGGAACTGGGAACATCCCCGCACATGCGTGGGATCTGACCCTCAATCTCGGTAGCTCCTGGCTGAAATCTGACATTGAGGAGATCAACCGCTATTTCCTCCCTGGCAATCATCTGTATGTGTCCACCTGGGACACGGCCGTAGCCAAGAATGCGATCGACATTGACTTCACCATCCTCGGATCGGTGAACGCTGATGCTGGTGACGTTCGCAAGGCCAAGGTCACGGTGGTCTCCAACTACACTGCCGCTGCCTTTGCCGCGCTGAGTGCAGATCAGAAGTCCGCTCTCAACTGCACCTTCGGCGTGGCGCAGACCGGCGTGAACTCCGTCAGCAACAGGGAGGCATGGTGCTATACTCAGCCCGCCAATCTGTCGAAGAAGATCATCGTCAACTGGCCGCAGACTGTTCGCTTTGCGCGCATCATCGACTCCGAGCATGAGCGCATCCTGAAGGCCATCCTCTCTGGCAAGGTCAATGAGTTCCAGCGCGGCTTCGTTCACACGGACATTGCCGATCAGAACAAGCAGCAGACCATGCTTGAAGAGGACGCCTTGCTTCGCACGGCATTCTATGGCCAGCGTATCAACGAGAATCAGACGGTTGAAGGATACACTCTCCTTCCGACCATCGCTGATCCTGCGCAGCCTGATTGCCCTCTCGAGTACAAGGCCAACGCCCTCGGCTTTCTTACCCAGCTCACCGACGCCCAGCGTGTCATTGACATGAATGGGTCTCCTCTCGATCTGGATCTTCTCTTCAGCAAACTCTATGAGCTGAAGCGCCACCGGGAGGCCGATGGTGGGAAGGTCTCCGTCATTGACGTGATGACCGATCGCTGGACGGCTGGCATCCTCTACTCTGCTATGAGTCGCTATTACAAGGCGAAGTATGGCGTGGAGACGGTACGCTACGCAAAAATTGGTGAGAAGATCACTCATGAAGGCCAGGTTCTCTGGAACTACAACATCTACGATATCGAGGATCATGGTGTGCAGATGGCTGTGTATCACGACCAGTTCTTCGATGACTACATCAGCGCCTTCCCCGCAACCGTTGGCGAAGGTGTGGACTTCAAGGCCCGCGCGCGCATGCTCTGGATGCTCGACTGGTCCGACATTACCCTCGGAGCTGGCAAGACGATGAGCGTCAAGCGCAAGTCGCCCGATCCTGAGACGAGCGATCTCTACCGCTGCGTGATTACGGCTCGCACACAGGAGTTCAATCTGCGCTCGCAGCAGATCTGCCCGATGATCGACCGTCCTCACCGCCATCTGATCATCCGCAACTTCTCGAACGATTGCCCGACCGTCAAGGTGACGGTCTGCACCGCTCCGAATCCTGCGTCCTCTTCATCCAACCTTAACCAGGCCTCGATCCAGACCTACGATCTGGACCCCACCACTGCAGCGGCTCTTGGGTGATCCATAATCATCCACCCGGAGCCGTCCCCCCGCGTTGTCGGCGACGGCTCCGGCGACGGCTCCGGAGCCGCCTACTCTCCCCGTTAGGGTAACTCATGGATGGATAAATACGATGATCAAGAAACTCGTTTCCAATGCTCCGGCCTTCACGCTGAGCGGCGGCAATCTGTACGCGCTGAATGGACTCAGGATCGCCGTCGCCGGTCGCATCCTGAAGCTCATCGCCGACACGCAGATCGCGCTTCCGGCTCACACTGTCGGCAAGGATTACGCCATCTACGCTTGCGCCGATGGCAACCTCGTTGCCTCGGCGAACTTCACCGCTCCCGATGGCTACACGACCGTCAACTCGCTCAAGATCGGCGGCTATCACTACGGCCCCGGCTCCTTGGCGACCGCCCAGGCTGGCGGCGATACAACGCCTCAGATTATCCCGACCTCGATCTGGGATCTGAAATACCGCCCCGCCTGCGCAGATCCGCGCGGCATGTCCAAGACGCCATTCGGCTGGGTAATGCTGTACCCGCTCAACACGACGCCTCATCTGCTCGGGCCTTCCGCCTACAACGCGACCATCGCGGACGGCGATTCGCTCCCGATCAAGCATCCTGACTTTGGCGGCGACGGCTCCGCGACCTACCCGGATTTTTCGCGCTTCGTTGCGGATGAACTCTTGGGAGCTTTCGGTCTTCGCCTGCTCACGCCTAGCGAACGAGCCATCGCAGCCTACGGAGTCACCGAGGGCACTGCTCGCGGTACTGATCCAGTGGTCACGCTGTGCGACGCTCCGCGCACTTCCAAGTACATGTACCAGGCTTCGGGCAACATGTCCGAGTGGATGGCCGGACAGACGGACAATCCGTCCGGTACCTTCGCATGGCAGGCTACTCCGCGTGGCAGTATTTATCACGTGACGCAGCGCGCTCCCTTGGGAGGCGGCTACTGGGGCTACGGCTCGTACTGCGGTTCTCGATGCGCTGTCTGGTCCGACTCGCCGTGGTTCTCGTACTACCTCATCGGCGCTCGCGGCTGCTGTGACCACGTGGAACTTGACCTTAAACCCGCCGCATAAAATGTCACCTGCTGTCATCAACTCCCGCGCCGATCTCGACGCACTCGCCGGTACTCCGGCTTTCATCACTGCCATCACGATGATCAACGGCTCCCGCTCCGTGAGCTCGACCATCCTTGAAAACTTCGGTTTCGCCTCCGACCAGGAGTGGGACGCCTATCTCCAGGCCGCTGGCCATCCACTGGAGAAACCCGCGCCCGCCGTAGCCCCGGTGAAGCCCATCGAGGATCTGCGCTTCGACGCGAAACAGAAGCTCGCAGCCCGTCGCTTCGAGGCTGAGACCTCCGGCATTGAGCTCTCCGGCACTCCCATCGCGACCGACCGTCAGAGCCAGGCCATGCTCCTTGCAGCGCTCGTGCAACTCGGCGCGGATGAGTCAGTGCAATGGAAAGGCCCGGATGGCGTTTTCCGCGAGACCACGCGCGACCAGCTCGCCGCTGTCGCCCGCGCCGTCAAGGACCACGTCCAATCCTGCTTCGCCCGTGAGGCCGCGCTCGCCGAGCTGATCGACCTCGCCGAATCCGCGCACGACATCGTGGAGCTTGAGGCCAAAATCAAGGCCTTCTCTCCATTCGCGAGCTCTAAGCGTGAGTCAGTAACCGCCAACTGACATGCGCTTTTTCAAGACCTCCAACGCGAGCCGCCGGTACTATGCCGGCGGCTTCGCCTTCGATTTCGAGCCGGTGGAAAACCTCGGCGGCGCGTGGCTCGGGATTCTGGCAGTGGCCGATGAGGCTGCTGCCAGTTCCCTGGCTTCGGCCAAGATTCCACAGGTCACTGAAATTCAACAGGAGGAGCATGACGGCTTAAAAAAAAAGCCGCTGATAGTCAGCTCCTTCAGGGAATCGCAGCGACCGTTGCCCGAAGTCCCGCGCCAACTTCCCATTGTGCCTCCTGCGCCAAAAAAGGAGTCGGTGCGTTTGTCCGAAACCTCTTCTGAACCTGTCGCACAGGTTGTAGGGTTGAGCACAGGGGATGCTTCCCCGCCCATCGACCTCGAACTTGCCGACACTACTCCAAAGAAAACCAGGACCAGGAGAAAGTGAACTTCGCTCAGTTCAAAGCCTCCGTTCGTGAAAGGCTCCCTCTTGATGCAAATCGGGAGGGAGCCCAAACGCTTATCAACAGAAGCATTGAGGCTGCTTTGATCGTTATTCAACGGAACTGCCGCGGGCTGCGCATTCCGTTCACTAGCGCATTTGCTTCCACGGATATGGATGTGGAAATGGAGGCTGGCCGATTGGCTTTGCCGAGTGGAATAGCGGTTGTTCATGATGTGGCGATCGTCACGTATGAAGCTGGCCTTGAGACAGGACGGACCTCGCTCACTTCAGTCATCTGGGATCTTCGTCAGCACATTATCTACGGGGAGTCTATTGGGTATGCAATGGCACCAGGACGCGGGGTGATTCTCTTTTCTCCCTGGCTTGCGGAGAATCAAAAGTTGGTAGTGGAGTGGGAGGGATTATCCACCACGTTCCAGGAGACCGACTCGTCCCCGCTATTTGATGAGCGTGTGGCTGGTGCCGTCTCGAATTTCGTGTCCGCCGAGCTCGCACGCCGAAGCGACAATGACCTTCAGCTTGCTGCCTCCTTTATGCAGTCCTGGACGAAGGATCTGCAATCGTTGTTTCTCGATTTCAAACAGGCTCCTGTTGAGGAGACAAAGAAAGCCTCCATCAATACAGCCACTCTCGGTCAAGGGAATGGTGCAGCACCTTCAACTATTGACGGAGGTGAATTCTAATGAAGACCATTATACGTATCAAGCGGCGTGGAGCTGGCGAGCCTGGCGCTCCTGTGTCTTTGGCTTCTGCTGAGCTCGCATTCAATGAGGTCGATCGGACGCTTTACTACGGGCTTGGCAACAATGACGGCAAGGCCACTGAGATCATTGCCATTGCTGGAAGCAGCCAAAGCCAAGGCACCATTGTGATCACCGGCGACGTGACCGGGGAATCGGAAGAAGGCCAAGCTGAACTTACTCTGATCGAGACAGGCGTTACCGCAGGCACATATCCAAAAGTTACGGTGGATTCAAAGGGACGGGTAGTGAGTGGGTTGGCTTTGACTGCTGAGGATATCCCCTCGCTGACCAGCGGGCATATCACCGATTTTTCGGTTTCCGTGCTGGCTCTTCCGCTCAACCAATTTGCAGGGCCAACCGCGCCACTGTCGGCCAATTCTCAGCGCATTACAAGCCTTGCGGCACCAGTTGAAGCAACTGACGCTGTTACTAAGGGCTACGTGGACAGCATTGCTTTTGGTGATCCGGAGGATTCAGGCGTTGTGCCTGGCACCTATTCGAAGGTGACGGTGGATGCTGCGGGGCGTGTTACGATCGGGGACTCTCTCAAGGCTTCTGATATTCCGCCGCTTACCTCGGCGCATGTGTCCGGCGTCCGTCTCGATGAGCTTGCCGCTCCCACGGCGGGCCTCGCCCTAAACGGGCAGCGTTTGTCCGGCGTCGCTGAGCCGACGGCGAACAGCGATGCCGCCACCAAGGCATACGTGGACAGCATCGCGCAAGGCTTGGATCCAAAGGCGGCTGTGCGCGTTGCAACTACGGCCAACGTGGCGTTGTCCGGGCTGCAGATCGTAGATGGACACCAGCTTGTTCCAGGCGAGCGTGTGCTGGTTAAGGCACAGACGGCTGGGGCCGAGAATGGAATCTATGTAGCGGCGGATGGCCCTTGGAGTCGGTCGGCCGACGCTGATACGTGGGATAAGCTCACGTCTGCTTTCTGCTTCATCGAACAGGGCAGCACGCAGCACGACACAGGGTTTTACTGCACGGCCGATGAAGGCACCCTTGGGGTGACTGATATTGTTTGGACTCAGTTTGCTGGGGCCGGTGAGGTCTCTGCCGGGGATGGACTTGCAAAGGCTGGCAGCGAGTTGTCGGTTATCACGAGGTCCTCGGCCCGGATCACCGTTGGGGCCGACGGGATTGATTTGGCTACCTCCGGTGTCACGGCCGGTACATACCGCTCGGTGACAGTGGATGACCGTGGCAGGGTAACTGCCGGGGCCAATCCTACAACGCTGGCCGGGTATGGCATTGCAGATGCCCAGCCTGCGATTACAGCCTCGGGGATCCTTAAGGGAACGGGCTCTGGCGTCACGGCTGCCACGGCTGGGGTCGATTACGCAGTCCCATCCAAACAGGGCACACTCACCTATGCTGCGACAGTTGATCTCAATTTTTCAGGCAACGCAGTCAACGTTCTGGCCCTCACCGGGGATGTTACATTCACAACTTCGAATAGGGCCGATCCGAGAGGGATACAGGTTATCGTATCAGCCGATGCCTCGGCCCGGACGCTGACATTCCCATCGAATTGGATATGGCTTGGCACGAAACCCACCACAATCGCGGCGAGCAAAACTGGTATGCTCTCGCTTTACTGCAAGGGCACGGCTGAGTCGGATGTAATCGCTGGATGGGCGGTGCAGTCATGAGAGCAC